TCGGGGAGTGCTTCCTTGATTTCCCTCTGCTCAGATTCATACTGTGCGGATATCGCTTCATAACGGCTTTCTGGAATTCTCTCCAATGCACTGTCCTCATACAGCTTACACAGAATCTTGTCGATATCCTCGAAACGGCTCTGCCTTTTCTCATACTCGGCTTGCAGTTTCTTCGCTTCTTTTGCAGAATCCGTCTGGAACTTTCTCTCCAGAAATGCCTTGAACTGCTTCTTATTATGGCGATAATTCCAAAGCACACTCCGCAAGTCGATCAGCACAAGATCGTACACCGTATCGTAGCGGATATAATGGGACGCACAGTATTCCTTGCCATGGGTCTTGTACATCCAGCAGGAATATGCCCCATGATAAGTGCCGTCCTTTCGCTTTTTCTGTGAGTAGGTGAGGGCGTGACCGCAGTCCGCACAGTACAGAAGCCCTGCGAACATCTGCACTTCGCCTGTCTTGGCAGGGCGGTGTTTTGCGTTCATGATCTTGTGTACCGTGTCCCACAGTTCCTGAGTGATGATTGGCTCATGGCAGTGTTCCACCACAATCCAGTCCTCCCTCGGACACTTCACCACCTGCTTGCTTTTCATGGACTTCGCTCTCTGCTTGCCATACACCAGCCTGCCGAGGTAGACTTCATTGTTCAGAATCACACGGACGGAGGTGACATGCCAGTCAAATTCCTTTCGCCAGTAATCGGATTTGAAGTAGTCGGGATTGTTCTGGTTGAAGTAGGCAATGGGGTTGAGCACCTTTTCCGCACGGAAGATTTTTGCGATCTTGTTGTATCCGATGCCCTCCGCAGTCAGCCGGAAAATGCGTCTGACAACCTCTGCTGCAGGCTCGTCAATAACAAGATGATGTCTGTCATTGGGGTCAAGCTTGTAACCGAACGGCGGCTTAGAACCCATGAACTGCCCAGCTTTTGCTTTGGCTTTCTTGGCAGCCTTTGTTTTCTTTGACACGTCACGAGCGTACATTTCGTTCATCACATTCCGCATGGGGAACATCAGATCATCTTCATTGATTGTGGAATCATAGTGGTCATCCGCTGCAATGAACCGGACGTTCTGTTCCTTGAAATGCTCTACCTGCAAACCGACTTCCACATAGTTTCGACCAAATCGGGACAGGTCTTTCACAATCACAAGGTTGATTTTTCCTGCATGTATGTCATTGAGCAGTTGCTGAAATGCTGGTCTGTTGAAGTTCGTACCGCTGTAGCCGTCATCCACCTAAACGCTGTCGTTGATACAATTCCCGTTCTGTAACGAAAGGGTTGCATTTTCAGAGGTCGAGGGTTGCGTCAGGGTTGCAAATGGTTGCATTCGGTTGCGTCAAAATGCAACCACTTTCAAATGAAAGCCATGCGGGAATAATCGTTGCAAATCGCTGAACATCGAAAATGCCGTAAAATCGGACTTTTCGAGAATCAGAGGGTTGCATGATGGTTGCAATGGTTGCATCTGGGGTTGCATCAGGGTTGCAATGGTTGCATTAAGGGTTGCAACCGGACGCAACCCTCCTCACTTACAAAACAAAAAATGGGGCTGCAACTGCCGAAGTGTATCACTCAGGCAGCCACAGCCCCATTTTTCTATATTCAGTTGTAGCCATTCAGTTTCTGAACTCTACCCGTATATCATCCTTGCTGTAAACAGTCACGCTTTCGACCAGCACACCCCACAGTTCTTCATCAAACTCAGTAATTACACCAAGTTCCTGCACATTTTTGATAAAAGTCTGCATTCTCTGAACGCGCTTGTTTTTCTCGGCTATCTGAGCGATAATGTTGTCATAAGCCGCTTTTGTAGCTTCATATCGCTCCATCGCCGTGCTGTACTTTTTATTGTACTCGTTCTGATCCTGCGGGATTCGAGCGTTTTCAGCGATCAGCTTCTGAACAATATCCGCCAAGAACAGCACCTCGTTATTAGCAGAATCACGCTGTGATTCAAGCTCTGTCATATCGGATGCAAGATCGATTGATTCCCGAAGATTTCTGATGATCTCGTTTTTATTGGTGATCAATTCATTGAATGCACGAATAAATACGGCGTGGATAGCTTCCGCAGTCAAGTTCGGCGTAGAGCATTTGCAGCCTTTGTACTTATGCCCACACTGATAAATGGTTCTGCGGTACTGATCTGTCGAGTGCCATACCTTCGGACTGTAGAAACTGCCGCACTCTCCGCAGATCAGTTTTGATGCGAGAATATCTACGCCACTGTAACGACTCTTGCAGGCATTCCGTCTTTCCATCTCAGCTTGTACCGCATCATACATCTCAGAGGTAACGATGGCAGGATGACTGTTTTCTACATAATACTGCGGAATCTGCCCGTCATTCTTTTTCGTTTTCTTGGTGAGATAATCGGGCGTGAAAGTCTTTTGAAGTAAAGCGTCACCCTTGTATTTCTCATTTGTCAGTATACTCTTGACTGTTGATGCAGTCCATTTCACCTTACCGCCCGGTGTGAGGATATGGCGTGCGGTCAGTTCTTTGCCAATGCCATGCGGCGTTAAACCTGACAGGAAAAGCCTGTAGATCTCACGGACTACAGCCGCTTCCTTTTCATTGACAATCAGTTCGCCATGCTCGCCCCTGTCGTAGCCGAGGAAGCGTCCGAACGGAACGGAAACCTTACCATCAGCCATGCGCCGCCTGTGTCCCCATGTCACATTCTCTGAAATGGAACGGGATTCTTCCTGGCTGATACTTGATAATATACTAAGCATCAGCTCACATTTTGAATCGAATGTCCAAATGTTCTCCTTCTCGAAGTAGCACTCCACATTATACTCCTTCAGCTTGCGAATCGTAGAAAGGCTGTCCACAGTGTTGCGGGCGAAACGGGATACGGATTTTGTGATAATAAGATTGATACCACCGTTCAGTGCCTCCTCGATCATCGCCTGAAAGCCCTGTCTGCCCTTAATGCTGCATCCGGAAATGCCCTCATCTGCGAATATTCCGGCGAATTCCCAGTCAGTGCGACTCTTGATATATTCGGTGTAATAATTCACCTGTGCCTCGTAAGAACTCTGCTGTTCCTCGTGGTCGGTAGACACACGGGCATAGGCTGCGACCTTTCGCTTGACCGTAGCCGTCAGCGGCAAATCGGTAAACCGGCTGAGCCTCGGCGGAATTGTGGTTACGGTTTTTTCTATAGCTTGTGCCATATCTTTTCACTCCCGTCTTTGTAAATGAATTTCAAAGCATCGTCCAAGACAATGATCTGGTCAATGCTTCTGTTGAACATCTCATCATCAAAATCCGATGTTCCGAGGATGTGGCTTGTAATCACTCTGAGCTGATAATCGGTATAGTTCACATTATCGCAGATGTGCTTCTGCTTGCCGTAGCATTTCCAGTAGCACCAGCGGTTCTTTCCATTCGACCTGTGGTAGACCGTTCCGCATTTTCCGCAGATAACTCTGCCGAGGAAAACGTCTGTCACAGTATGCGGATGCTTGGCTGGATGCAAGTGCAGGTTGTTCCAAACTCTGCGCTCTCCGTTTTTCAGTGTGAAATGAATATTACCTGACACATCCACAGACATTGCTTTGATTCTGTTCTCATAATCTGCGCCAACTGTAACCCTGCATATCTTGATAAGTTCATCTTCAGCAAAGTTGTCACTTTTACAAGTGCGCCCTGTTTCCTTTTTACTCCGGCAAATCCAATGCACATAGGTGCGCCCGCGCTGCTTGGCTTTCTTGCGTGTATAGGTGTTTCCGCAGCATTCGCACTTTATAAGCCCTGTAAAATAATAGGTTGGGTTCATCATTGCATTGCGGCGTTTCAGTTCTTCCTGTACCAATGCGTAGGTTTCCCTGTCGATGATTGCTTCATGGCAGTCGCTGTATAGGTACTGCGGCAGTTCGCCGTTGTTGCGTACTTTCACTTTGCTGATTGGATCGGGCGTGAAAGACTTCTGCCGAAGGATATCCCCAGCATAGACCTCGTTGACAATGTGATTCCGCACGGAGCCTTCCTGAAAATTGTTCCCCTGAATCGTATGAATCCCTGCGGCAGTCAGTTTGTCTGCTATCTGCTGATAAGAATAGCCCTCTAAAAATAATTTGAACATATAGCGGACGGACTCTGCTTCTTCGGGGATAATCACATACCGCTGCAACTGTTCGTCATATTGGTAGCCGAGAATGTGCTTGTTCGCTGTACCGATCGTTCCTTTCTGAAAGCGTTTCCGGATGCCCCATTTGCAGTTATCGGAAATGGAGCGTGATTCCTGTTCAGCGAAACTTGCCAGAAGCGTTATCATCACTTCTCCCTCCGCTGACAGCGTGTGGACGCCCTCTTTTTCAAAACGGATCTCAATGCCCAGTTCTTTCAGATGCCTCACAATATTCAGCAGATCCACGGTGTTGCGGGCAAGGCGGCTGATGCTCTTGCAGAGAATAATGTTGATGAGTCCTTTTTCGCAGTCTGATAAAAGCCGCTGCAATTCCGGTCTATTGTCCATGCTTGTGCCGCTGATAAAGCTGTCAGCATAAACGCCTGCATATTCCCATTCAGGATTTTTCTGGATCAGGTCGCTGTAGTAGCTTACCTGTGCTGAAAGCGAGTGCATCAGGCGTTCTGTTTCCTTTGACACACGGGCATAAGCAGCGACTTTCAGGCGAGGCTTTATCAGTGGTACTACCGGCTCGATTTTTGTGATGATCGGGGCGGTTTCCGGCGAGTTTTCGGTCATTTGACACTCCTCCTTTCAGCTACCATGTTACCGCCTTATCAGGGATTAGTCAACGATTTTCTGCGGTATATCGGTAAATAATACGCCGATTTTAGGCTGGTATTTTGCCTTCATCTTTGTATCAATTACGCTGTATTCCTCTGCGGTCAGGAGTCCACATTCAAGCATTTTTTGAAACAGCTTCATCGTCACAAGATAGGTCAGTTCGTTCTGATTCATATGATACACCTCCGTAGCGGTGAGTAATATAACAAGCGTGTGAGCAGTATTTTCGCTTGTGTCCCCGATAATCAGAGAATTCCTTTCCGCAAGCAGGACAGCGTTTCTGAATGATAGCGGTATGATTCATAAGCTCCGGATGTTGATGCCAGTAGAGACGCTGACATTCAGAAGAACAGAAGGTTTTCTGCCGATGCCCCGGTGTGTTGACGAGAGGCTGTCCACAGCGTTTACAGCAGCCTGACGGTATTTCTGGCATATCATGGGGAACATCAAGGGCAGGTGCTTTACTTGACGGATTTCGGCTGAAATATGATTTTATTGTACCGATCGGCAAGGATAAGACAGCCGCGATATCCGCATAGGTGCTTCCGTTTTCACGCATTTCATTTATTTGTTGCTTTTGTAGATCTGTCATCGCATACCTCCTCACAGTTGATAAAGGGTTACAGTATATGAAAAAAAGAAGGGCAGAGAATCATCCCTGCCCCTCATGCGGATCACGCTTTCACGAGCGTACCCTTGTAGGTGTCATCGCCAATCTTGATAGTTGCGGTCACGGTGGTGTCGGGCTTATCGGGCGCAGGCGTGGGAGTAGGTTCTGCCTTGCCCCAACCATTCAGCCCTTTGCCCTTGATGATAGTCGTGAAGTCCTTATAGCAGATATCCAGATCGACATTTCCGTTGATACCGTCAACCTTGCCCTTCTCGGAATACTGCCAGATGCCGTATGCGCCGCTGTAATTGGTCTTGTCCACCCAGTGCGCCAGCCAGATCGTGTAGCGGGACTTGATGTCATCGGCAGTGTGCGTGGTGAGAGAAGAAGCTGAGCCGTACAGACCGACAAAGTAACCGGCTTTCTCGACCTTTTCAAGAAATGCACGCATGATTGCGGATACCTTCTCCTTGCCGAGGTCGAACTGCTTTTTTTCTTCCAGATCGAAGTACACAGGCATCTCGAACTGCTTTCCCTTGATGACCTTGAGGAACACATCCGCTTCCAGTCTTGCCTCGTCCTCGTCCATCGCATAGGAGTACCAGTAAGCACCAACAGGGATACCGGCATTTTTAGCACCGGAATAGTTCTGCTCAAACTTCTCGTCCTTCTGCTTTTCGAGTCTGCCGAAGCCTGCACGCAGGATCGCAAATTCGATGCCGTCAGCTTTGACCTTGTTCCAGTCGATATTGCCGTTGTGAACGCTCACATCAATCCCCTTCATATCCTCGCCTCCGAAATATTTGTAGAAATCATCTGTCACAGTGCTATTGCCATGCACTTCATCACCGTACCACTTGCCGTTCGGACGCACATCCACATGCGTGTAGATATATGCCGCAGTAATGTTGGCAATGCCTCTGAAACCGATGTCCTGTGCCTTACAGCAGACCACCTTAGAACTGATCGGCTGTCCGTCCTGCCCATAGCAGCAGATATCCGCTGCATTGCCGAGTGTGTGCTGACCAGTTCCGCTGCCGCCTACATTCTTATCATGTGCTGTGCATCTGTAACCAGAGGTCACGATGATTTTACTGCAATTGAGGGCAGTGAACAGATTTTCGAGCTTTTCAATAAGCTCCGGATTGTTCAGCGTTTCATGTTCCTTACCGCACTTGCAGCGGAACTCGCTGATATTGAAATGCGGGGAAAGCTGTGTGGTATCGGAATACTCGTAGGTCTTACTCATTTCTTATCATCCTCCATGTTATCAATCATTTCCTGAATTTCGTCATCAATATGAGATGCCCGTTTCTGAAGAACCTCGATAGCTTTCTTGATCGCTGGCGGATACGGGATGCCCATGAGACTGGTGTTCTCGATAATCGAAAGCAGCTCGTTCACGCAGAAGCCGATACAGGTCGCATCACGGATGTAGGTCGTGCCAATGAGAATATCCATTCGGACAGCGACCACAACCATGAGCAGGATGCAGAACTTTTTCGCAAGCCCTACCCAACCGGCTTTCGAGCTGAGTCTGCCGGTCTTACTGTGTTTCGATTTACCCATAGAAGCGGCAATTAGACCTGTCGTGAAGTCGATTGCCATGAACAGCACAAGCGTGATGAGAGCAGAATCCCATCCGCCGAGCAGTGCCGCAAAAAAGCCGCCGATCACTCCGGCGGCGGTACAGATATTTTCTTTCATATTCAGACCTCCAATACTTTGATATTCCGGATATACGGATGTGTATTGTCTGTGACAGCTTTCCATGCAAGGTAATAGTCGCCGGATGTGATGTTTCCGCAGTCAATCAGCACAGTGGCGTAATTGTCTCCCGTTTGCAGCCAGTTGAACGGAACTGTGACTGCCTGTCCTGCCGTGATCGTTTCGTGGATATATCTTGCAGTTTCCGCCGGGGACAGAGTACCTGCATTCTTCGGCACAAGCCACATTTCACCCACATCCGCAGCACCGGAGCGATAACTGAACAGGATAGATTTTGCAGGCGTGAGTGCAACAGGTGTGACACACTGCGTATAAATGGTCGCACCCCAGTTGAAGTCCGGCTGGTTGTAATACAGCGCATAGCCGTTCTCCTCCGAGCAGAAATTCGGATAGGATTCCGCAAAGCCCGAAAGACTGCGATAGCCGTCATTGTAGAAAGTGTAGACTTTTTCGCCGTAGTCGTGGAGCGTGTCGATGGATGCCTTGAACAGTGTGATATCCGGCTTTGTCTGCGGAATTTGCAGCACCTTAGACACAAGCGTATTCAGCTTTTCAGATTCCGATGCAGATACACCCATCGCCACAAGATTTCTTGCAAGCTGGTCACGCTGATTATCCAGCTCTGTCAGATAATTTGCAATGCTCATTCAGTTCACCTCCACGATAGCTGCCAGTGCATCCTCTACGCCAGAGAGAGCGTCCTCAACAGCGGCAAGCCTTGTATTGATTTCACTGATAGAAGTTTTCGCACCCTGCATATCATAGAGGATTTCCGTCTTAAAACGCTCAAATACACCCTCATTCACGCCCACACGCTCGTTCAGGTTCATAGCGGCAGTGTATGCCTCATTCCATCTGCTCACATGGGACTCTGTGATGCTGTTCAGCGTTGTAAGGTTGTGATGCCAGTGCGCCTGACCGACCACAGTTGAAATGGAACCCATGTCGTCCAGCATTTCCTGTGTAATGTTGTCAAGCACAGCCTTATTGGAATGAGAATGTGACTGTGCGGAAACCTCACTGAGACCTGTGGACAACCCGTGCAGGGCAGTGGCGGTCGATGCCTGAAATGTGGTCAGGTCACGGATATACTGCTCTGTGATGCTGTCAAGCACATCCTTGTTTTCATGCGTGTGTGCCGTATTGGAAAAGTTGTTGACGGATTCAAAGAGCGTGTGAATCTGCTCTCTTGTCCAGTCCTCAAAGGGCTGCCACTCGGCGATAGCATCGATCATTGCTTCGGTGATGCGGTCAAGCACTTCCTGATTATTATGGCGATGCTTGTACTGCTGAAGGTTCAGAATTTCCTCGTTGACCGTCTGAATGTCATAGATCGTGCTGTCCTCGAACTGCTGCAAACCCTGCAAATCTTCCAACAGAGCCGCAGTCAGGCTGTCAAGAACATCCTTGTTGGCGTGCGTATGCGCATCTTCAGCGACAGGTGCAATCTCACGCTCGATAATGGTTGTGACCTCAGTTGTCTTCGGATATTCGGACATATCCGGCGTGATGCCATCCTTGCCCTTCAGACTTTCGAGCCATTCTTCCTCTGTACCAACATACCCATGCTCCACAGCGATCTCATACGCAGATTTGCCGTCAAGCCCGTGTTCTGCGTCCTCGATGCGTTTGAGAAGCTGTGTATACAGATCAGGAGTCGGCGGAATGGGCGGTTCTTCACCCTCAAAGCCGGATTCACGGATATTCAGTGTGACCGGAACTGTTGTCGCTCTCACAGTCGTATCCGATGCGGTATCATAGCCGTAGATACCCATTTTTACCGCACCCACATGAAGCTCCGCAGGCAGATAACAGCTTGTACCATCTGTTCCGAGGACAATGCTGTACACCTCATCACACTGCGAGAACTGCACGACCTTGTGAAAACGCTTCCAGTCGCCGTCAAAAGTGAATTTGAACTGTACATACTGGATCTGGTGATCCGCAAGCACCTCACGCTCCAGAATCTCGATGCTCTGGTTTTTAACAATAAACTTCCACATTATTCCTCACCGACCTTCCACTCGTGATTTTCCTCATCCCATTCCATAAATCCGT